GCTTTTTATCACATTTTGTGCCATACTAATTAAAAGGTTTAATAAATTATCCTGCGAAGTATCACTAATGCCCAAATACAATTTTAAATTTTCTAACATTTCCTACACCTACTTTTTAAAAATAGGTAAAGGCAAGGAAATTAGTCCTTGCCTTTTTTTACCTTTTTATCTTCAGTTTTTTCTATTACTTCTTTGAATCCCTGTTTTATTAAGTCCGCTTTTTCGTATTCGGTTTCAACTATTCTTATTACATTAAGTTTTTGTAATTTATACATGTTATTATACTAATGCTTCCTTAATATTTACGAATACAGCGGACATCTTGTTGTCAGGAATCCAAATGTCATGGTATTTTCTATAATCTATTTTATACGCATCTGCAACCTGGTTTACTCTAGGTTCAAATATTCTTACATTATCGGTCTTGCTTACTGCAATTGGAGCAGTTTGAGCACATATAATCCAATTTATGGTTTTTGCAGAAGCATCAGCAACAAATCCACCTGCTTCCTGCCCTGCGGTCTTACCATCATAGAAAACATATGCAGTTTTAAGTCTTACAGAAGGTACGGTAATTATAGGATAGCCATCAATAGCAGAAACTTTAGTATTTACCTGCCCTTGCGTAAAATCAATAACGGATAATTGTTTTGTTAATTCGGTAGAATTTTCAAGTATATTTTTTGTAGCATAACTCATTGTGATGATGAGCGGAACATCTCCAACAACATCCTGCATTGCGGCTATGTCGGCTTTTATTTTGCTTAATATATCTGCCACAGCAGGAGTATATCCACCGCTAGCCCTACCAGCAGTAATAGCAAGAGAAGCTATTTTGCTATATCTAAATGCATCCACTTCAGGAATTACATGCACTCTCTGGAATTCTGCCATTACAGCAGAGGCATTAGCAACAAAATTAGATTCATTTACATCCATTGCGTCTAACTGGAATGTTCTAGCCCTATCCTGCGTCATAATCATTGTTTCATAGGTTAAATTTATGCTTCCCTGAGTAAAACCATTCACTCTATCATAATTACCTAAACCATCCATACTTATTTTCGGAATTTTTATTTCCTTACCACCGTTGTAAATTACCTGCCCTGCATTGGCTTCCATCCATCCAGATGTTGCACCCTGCACCATCTGAGTATCTAGTGCCTGCTGGAAAATTGTTGCATAATCAATTATATTTGCCATAATAAAAATCACTCCTTAATTATTTTATATTAAAATATTTTGAAATTTCTGCTTTAATTTTTTCTTCTTGTGATAATTGCTTATCATTTTTTGGCGGCTGATAAGTCCCCTTCAATCTTTGTTGTACTATATTGTTTACTGCATCATTAAAAATCCTTTCTAATTTCATTAGATTATCGTTAGTGGTTTTTTCGTCTTCACCAACAAAATAATCAATTATTTCTGTAGGTAAACCTTTCTCCTGAGCTATTTTTAAAGCCTTATTAGTTAAGTCTTTCCTTAATGCTTCTTGTTTCATTTTCTCAAATTCTTGACGTAATTTTGCAAGTTCAATGTCTTTCTCATCTTTTTCAGGAAAACGCCTTTTTATTTCCTCATCAATTAGTTTGGATAGATTATTGGTTTTCCAGGTCTCAAGCCCTTTTGAAAAATGTCTGTCTTTTTCACTATCAAACCACTTTTTAGCATCAGGATTTTCATTTAAAAACTTCTGCACCCCTTCAATAGTTAATTGATTTAACCCCTGAAGGTATGCTTTTACCTCCTGATTGTCTTTATTTTGCTCTAAAAATGCTTTTACTTCTTCAAAATTCATAATTTAACCTCTCCTTCTGTCCTTTTAGTTCAATTAAGCCCTAAAAGTGCAATTTTTTTTATTTATTTATATAAAAAAGGGCTTTAAAATGCCCTTTAAAAACGTTTTTTGCAGTTTAGGTATAAAACTATTTAAACCTAAATTTTAACTAAAAAAACGGCTAAAAAGTGCCTTTTTGTGCGTTACATTCGATTTTTTACCCATTCTTCATATGGTTGATAAGGTATTACCTCACCCGTTTCTTGATCCCGACGTTGTGAAGGATTCCACCCCTCCACAACAGGAATAAGACAACATCTGCAATTCGGATGTGCTGGCAGGTCTGGGGCATTATCTAAATCAAATTTTTGCCCATCAAGGGCCTGACATTCTTCGCATGTGTTGTCTTCCAATGTTGCACTCCATATTACTTGTTGCACTAATCCAGAATTTTCGTAAATTTCCTTCTGTGCAGTAGTAACACATCTTGCCATTTCTGTATTGAGAATACGCTGGCTCTCATATGCTCCTGAACCCATTGTTTGGCTTATATCTTTTGATAATTTATCAATAGATTTGCCCTGTATCATGCCATCTTCAAGGTTTTTGCGAAGTGTATTAACTAATTTTGATTTATTATCCCATATTCGGTCGCTAAATGTTTTACCTTCTATGGGCATTTTGACGGCTTTTTCAACAAATTCAGGTCTGATGATTGAATAATCAATATTGACATCTATACCTTTTTCAATGGTATATCCTGTGCGGTAAAAACTTTCCCTAAAAATGTCTTGTAACATATTTGTTGTTTTTTCATCTTCAAAATTTCCTAATTCCTTAGCCATCTGGCTTAATTTTTTCTGCATGTTAGCCAAAACCGCATATCTCTGCTGGTCGCTAACACTTAATTTTCCATCTTGTGAATATTTTGAATATATCTTGCCTAATTCGCCCCGAATATTATTCAAAGCTCTTTTATATGCCTGAAGTATTGGTAAACTGTCTTTTTGTGCTTTTTTCGCCATCTCTTCATGAATATTTTCAATCTCTTTTTGTAACTGCTTTTGGTTTTTATCCATTATTCACACCATCCGGCAAAGCATCAAGATTAATGCTCATCGCTTCTTCCTGCTCTTTTTTGAGTTTCGCCATTTCTTCTTTTGGATTGTCGATAAAGGATAATTGAGCAATAGCGGTTTCAGTTGAAAGTTTACCATTAAGTTGCGATATTATTTGAGCAGTCATCATGTCGTCCTGCGGAATGTTTGGAGTAAACTTAATTTTTATATCTCTATAATCAAAATTCTGGCCTGTTTTAATTTTCAAATATTTGAAAAGGAATTTTAATCTATTTTTCAGCGCATCGGTTAAAGCATCTGCGTTTAATTTACACTTATTTTCCAATGAAATTAATCTAGTTCTTAAAGCTAATGAACTTGTATTTGAGCTTAATTTCTCATTTGCATTGATATGATTTGAAATTTGATACATTTTATCTTCCAAAGTTTTCAAAGTATTCTGGATAAAACTATCATTAACATTTTTTACTAGCCATGCTACATCCCCACCAACAGGAACTTTCATTGCACCAAGTTTTTTCATATTTGCTAAATCTTCAGGGGAAATGTCTGCACCTTTCAGCATGAGATATGCATTGCGAAAATCACTTATTTCATTGGAAATATCACTTAAATTTGTTTCATAAGCATCCTGCAAACCCTTCAGATCATTGAAAAGTGTATCAAATTCCTTTTCTTCTGCTATGCTACAAACAGAAACTGGCACTTCATCAAATATGTGAGTATCTTCACCAAGAAAAGTTAAATTAGAAGTGCCTCCAATAGTATAATGTTCTACTTTCCCCGGATAGTAAACATCTAAATATTGCGTCACGTTATCGAATTTTTTCTTAAACAATACTAAAAAAATCTGCACATTACCAAAATCATCCTGCAAAGCATAAGAATTTAAAGGGCTATAAATTTGGCTTGAAAATAAGCCGTCTTTATCAACATAATATAATTCGTATGCTTCGCCGAAAGTGAGCATTTTTTTACAAAGGTTTTGATCATGTTTTTCCGACCAATGAGCCAAATTTTGTGTTATTGCATTTATTATATTTTCATCACCAGATTTTGATATATAAGTAACATTGTTACCGACAATATAACTCGTTTCCTCTTTTATAAAGGTTTTTATAAAATTACAATTAACTTTATTATTAGTTCTATTGGTTATCATTTGGTAATTTAACATCGCATCAGTTTGGCCTAAATAGTAATTATACATTTTTTGGTATTTTGGCAAATTTAGGTAATAATCTTCTAAACAATTTTGAACTAACGTATCCAATGTTTCACCGCCTT